AAATACCGAATGACTTAACGTCACCAACAAACAATACTTGGTCACCATCTTTAGAACCCAATACTGTGTCTTCAACAACATATACTGGAGCACCTAGAACGTTCTTACCTGATGGGCTTGAGATTGAATCAGTCAATAGGTAACGTCCTTGTGAATCCTTTAAGGTATCCAAAACATCAAAAGCACTCTTAGTAGCAACAAAAGACTTGTTGTTGTACTTGAACAATGAGTTATAAGCTACCTTAACGTCATCAAATGACTTAGCAGTAACCTTGTCGGCTTGCTTCAATACTGATGCAATACCAGCAACCAAAGTGTTGTCACGAATTTGTGAAGCATAGTCACCAATCAATGAGTCAATACCTACAGCTGTGTCTGCATGGTCTAACAATTCTTGTGAAACTGGCAAGAATCCACGTTTTACTGACAACTTGTATGAAACTGTTTCTAATTGCATCTTTGCCAACTGTGGGTTAGCTTGCAATTCAGCTGTCGTGTTCAATGTAACGTTAGTTGCACCTAAGACTGGAATGTCACCTGATGGTGCATTAACTGGAACAATGTTGGCCAATGCAATCAGTGAGTTTGTATTTGCTGGCTTTTCAATTGGCTTCAAAATATCATTTGGTAATGCAACTGAGTTATCTGATGCAACTGTTCCATCTGTGATACTTGAAAGGTCACGCTTCAAAAAGTTGTGGAAGTCTGAGCGTTCGTTTACTTGTGTGTTCTTTACTACTTGTGGCATATCTGTCTTATCCTCTTTATCTGTTTTAGTTTCTTGTGTTGGTTGTTCTGGTTGTGATGCACGTTCTTCTACATCATCTGGTGTATCTGAATCATCACGTTCTTGTTCTGCTTCGTCTTCATCAGGTGTATCTTCTGAATCGTCTTCTTCTGATTCATCACCTGAATTGGCTTGCATATCAGAAATGATTGCTTGTAATTGCATAATTTGCTTTAACAATTCATCATTACTAATTGTTGGCGTTTTTTGTTCTGTGTCTGTTGATTCATCTGGTTGTTCTGCTTGTGTAGCATTATCAGGTGCATCAACTTCTGGCTTTTTATCTTCTTCTGCCAAGTTTGGTATCTCACTTTCATTATTTTTAATTTGGTCAAGTGACCGTTTAATTTCTACACTTGTTTCTGAATAAGCAGGGTTAGGCGTTACTGTTAACTCACCTAAGATGCCTATCTGGTTAACTGTGTGAAGTACATTGCCTTGTATGTCTCTTGTCCAGCTATCACCGTTACGTGGAATAGTGAATCCAAAACTCATACCCTTTAGATTTCCTGCTAGTATATCTGCATAGACGTTGTTAGCAACCGTTGTATCTGCTAAAGTGGCAATAAAAAACAGACCCGAATCATCAACCGTTAAGGTTAAATTTCCAGAATCTGCTCTTGCTAGTATTGAGTTGTGTTCATGTCCATAAATGAGCTGTACCTTACTTAGGTCAACCCCCTTTAAGGCTGTTGGTTTAATTACTTCTGTGAAGCCACCTAAGTCATTTGATTCTTGGTTAAACATGATTGCATATCCTTGAATCTGCTTTGGTTGGCTTGTGTCATCACGTTCTATGACTTTTAGGTCACTGGGAACGCTTCTAATTTCTTGTTCTTGTGTCATCTTATTAGATAATCCCCTTTTGCTTTAATGTGTTGTTGGCATCTAAAGGTAACACAATTTGTGCATCTACTAAGCCTGATAACCTTGCAATCAATTGGTCATCTGTCATCTCAGTTACTAATTCAACTGGTACACCTAATTTAAGTGATAACTCACTGACAATAGGATTCTTATAACGTTGAATTGAACTGTTGTACATCTGACTAATCATATCAATTCATGACTGTTGGTCTCCTGTGCCGTTTAAATAGCTATCAGGTACACCAAACGCCTTAGATATTTGTTGCTTAGTCCAGTCAAGATTACTTAGAAATGATGCTACTTCAGGGCTTAGATTGTTCAACGTGGTTAATGTTGCACTGGCATCCAATACAATTGGTTTACCATAATTGTCACCACTTGTTGAATCTACAAAGCTATCCCTGATTCTATCTTTGGCATCCTTTTCCAATTGTGCTTCTGGTACTGAAATAGCAACACTAGGTGAAATTGCATTAGTTAACGTTGACTTAGTAAGATTGTTACTCAAGTTCTGAATGTTAATCTCAGGTGCTAATGCAACTAATGGACTTCTACCAAAGTACTGCTTACTTGTATCAGTCCCAACGGTTAATAATCTGAAGTGAAGTATCTCATCACTTGAATAATACAATGATGGTTTATTTGCCTCATCAAAGTTAACTAAGTAATTTAGCTCGGAGTCACTGATAATTATTTCTGATACCTGGTCATCACGTAGTAATGTAATTCCTTGAACAGCTCCACTTGAATCTTTATCAATAGTTGCATAGGCGTTACCATAAAGTAGCATCTGTGCTACTACTGTCTGCCAGAAGTTAAAACCATTAATGTAGCTGGATGGCTTATTCAATAGTTGTTCTACTGTATCAGTGCTATGAAATTTCATGCCTGCTATATCACTTGATATAAGGCTTACTACTGAGTAAATATCACTGTTAGTCATTGCTGAATCAGCGCTTAATATACCTGTAGGTAGTACCACATCACCGTATAACCGTCCAACTACATAACCTTGTGTTGCTGGTGCTCTAGTCGAGCTTCTAGTGAAAAAATCTGTTATTTTACTAATTATTCTATTTTCCTTCCTGCTTACTAGAAGCTAAATTTATCCTTGAACCACTCACTGACTTGTTCATCACTCTGATTGCCAAACACTGACTTGCTTTGTTTTTCAGTATGACCCGTAAAGCTTTCCCAATAATAAACAGCTTCACTCATTGCATCTATAAGACTAGCCACAAAATCTATCTTGGCTGACTTACGTGCTTTGTTTATCTTGATACTGTTATTACTTTCCTCTAGAGTTGCATGTGATAATGAACGTGTAATAATTTCATCATCTGCATATCTAATTTGACCTTTAACAAAGGCTTCACGGGTGCTTTTAGTTGGCTCTGTTATATGCCACATGTCTTGTTGTAATGGCACTAGAGGCAAGTCACTGTTTTCTTCTATTACTTTTAACATCTTGTTGATGCGGTATTTATCGTAGACAAAATACTGAACATTCAAATCATTATCAGCTATAAAATTGAATAGGTAATCTAGAACTACATCAGCATCAACCATGCCATAAGTATTCTGTGCAATAGATGCGTTACCCTTTTCCTGTTCACGCCTGTAATTAATCCCGTCCTTCTTTTCTTTAAGTCGGACATCACCATTCACTGTTGTAAGTGGGATAAATGAGTGTTGTTTAACATAATATCTATGTTCCCCATCTTCCTCATAAGGGAATACAAAAGCTAGTGCTGTATCATCATCAACTACTGAGTAATCAAATCCTATAAACACGTCACGTCCTTGGATATTAAAAGGCATGTCAGTAATAGCGTTGTTAATGTCCTCTTCATTCAAGAACATCTTAGCCTTATCGACATGCCACACATTAAAGTTTCTTGTGATTGCATCTATTAATGAGCCATCTGCTTCTTTGTTTTCCAACTCACTCTTTAAATTGTTTAGTAGTTTATCGTGTAGTTCTGGATTACCTAAGAGTGGATTGGACTTAATCCACGTGTCTGACATAGTAGGCTTAATCTCATCTAATGAATCTTGTTCCCATACTAATAGCAGGAAGTCATCACGCTCTCTTAGGTAATCCTTTTCCATATTTTCAACCATAGCTAGTTGGTCTGTGTGAAATGGTACGTTAGGATTGTCTTTAGCCGTTGATATTTGAATGAATGAACCACCTGATAGCATCATACCTGAGGTAATCTTACCTGCGTTTTGTCCATTAGTTTCGCCGTACTCATCTCCGACTGCATAGGATGCGTGGAATGATTCAAATCTACCTGATTCATCAGAAATCTTAACTATCTGGCTTCTATCCTTGTTACTTCTAATAGATAACTCTTGAATAACTATCTTACGTCTTTCAAATGTTGACTTAAAATCTACAGAAGTAGCTAATAGGTTTGCTGTACTAATCATGTAGTTCCACATTTTACTTAACTGTATAGAAGTAGGGGCTGTTACTATGTAATCTTGGTTGGCTTTTCCCTCTCCCTCAACAATAAAGCTATATAACATTAGGATAGCTTCTATCATCGTCTTACCTTGACCTCTGGCAACTGACACAATACCTCTGCTAAATCGTGCTTGGTTTAAATCATCTTTTCTACGCCAACCTTTTGATACTGATAAAATGTATTGTTGCCAAGGCATTAATGGAACTGGTTTACCCTTATCTGGGTCTGGTGTTAATGATGCAAACGTTAGTATCATCTTCACACTTGTTATATCGTATACATAATCAAAGCTAGGGTCTTTAGTGAGCACACGTTTTAAATCTCTTACATGCCTGAATGCTGATAGCTTTAACTTATAGCCTGCCAGAATCTTACCTGTTAGCACATCTCGTGCATACTT